TTGACTTCCCATCGGAGGATAACGTCGCAGAGAAGTTATTCGGCCCATGTCCCAAGGCTTCCGCAATCGCGTTGGCTCCGTCCTTGGTGGCGGCTGGTGCAATCATCACGATTGAATAAGTCCAAAGTGTTTGGCTCATTAGAACGGCCCCAGTCCTGCTCGGATGCGAAGTAGGTTTTTCTCGAAGTCGGCAATCGTCCCGGTGGGTGTTGCGGCTCCTCGGATAATTAGGGTGTAGAGGATGCCGGGGAAATACAACGTGGAACCTCCACGGCGAAAAGTATAAATGGCTGAATTGGCGAAGTTACCAGAACCCTTGTCGCCGGTTGCGTTTGAGGCGGCAACACCATTACGGCGAAGCGTTGTTAGGTCGCCAGAAAGGTCATGGGTCGTTGATAAAATCGCCAAATCGGGTGCTGCTCCGGTTGCTGCGGCAAACCCTGCACGAAAAGACGAATTACTCGACGCTGTACCACGAGAAGCAGACGAATAGGAAAGAGGGGCTGACGCTTCTGGAGCACACAAATAGAACGAACCAGCGTTTGTAGAATAACTTGCTGTTAATTCACAAACTATTGCATCCGCTGAGTCGCTATTCTTCCGCACCCCCGCCATCACGGTCATCTTGTCGGTGCTTGAAAAATCTATGCTCGTTGTTATCAGGCTGTCGTCACTACCGTCTGCCAACAGGCCCCAGCAATCTCGCTTTGATGCCTCGGTTACGTCGTGGGTGGTGGTGACTCGCTGGTAGGTGGTTGCGGAGGAGCCGGTTTCGAGTTGGGCACCCCAAAACCAAGCACCGTTACCCAGTACGCCTGTGTAAGAAAACGTATTATCGGCACTTGATAAAAACGCATACATTAAAACGGTTCCGGCACCGCTACTCGTTGCGGTTACTGAACAACGATACCAGCCACCTCCAACATTCTGAATTGTTCCAGTGCCGCCAGCTTGAGTGCCAACCGCACCAGTGCCAAGGTTAAACCATACATTTGTACTAGGAAAAGCTGTTCCGCCAATTGATAGACGAACCCACGTTCGCTCCGCCGGTTTTACATAACAAGAGACTGTTCGTGATTCTCCTGCACCAACGGCAGCACCGAAGCTCCCGCTATTAACAAAAAACTGGTTTGTGACTGCGGTCTCAGTAAACTTGTCGGCAGTTAATGTTCCGTCTGGGGCGATATCTCCGTTTGCGGTGATTCCAATAAAACCTTTTGTCCACCCGCCACTCGTTACGTCAAACTGCTCGCTGTACGTCAGCAGATTCCGCCTGCCACCATCCGGAGTACGGCACAAGGCCGGGCGACTTCCGCTGGTCGTCTGGTAGGGGTGAACGCCGGGGATTTCCTTGACGGAGATGTCGTCGAGAGTGAGGACCGTTCCCGCTGACGTTGCCTCAAAAATCAGTTGGGTGTCAGAACTTCCGGCGAGACAAAAAACCCGATACGTTCCTGTTGCTGCGTAGGTTGACGTTCGGTTTCCGCCTGTGTAAACCCGAACGCCACCGGACGAAAAACTAGCTACCGTAAAGGTAACAACGTAGAACTTTCCAGCCGTAACAACACCAGACCGGAAAACACCGTTATTCAGTGCCACGGTGTTATAGTTGGCAAGCCCTCCTGAGATAGTCACGTTGGTTGATTTCGTCCACCACGTATCACTATCAAACCCGCCGTTTGTCACCAACTCCGCTCCGAGATTCTCCAGCCCGCCCCGGCTCGAATCAATCACAAGGCCAACTTGGTCGCCGGGATACACCGCAGGGGCCACGCCGTTGCTATCGACGTAGAGGCTGTGCGTTGGGTAGGCTGCTTTGAACTCGGTATTGAAGTCGGTGATGGGCTGGTAGGTGGAGGGGGTGGCGGATTGTTCGAGTTGGAAACCGTCAATCAAAATCCCGCTCGCACCGTCACCAAGATAAGTCGGAGAGTTGTCAGCATTTCCGAGCCTAATTCTCATTTCGTTGCTGCCGCTTGATGCGGTGAACGTAATCCAGCAACGCCACCACCCATCACCAGCATCTTCCATATCCGCTGTGCAACTAACGCCAACGGTTCCAACGGTTCCGGTGTTTAAGTCAAAGTGACCAACAATTCCAACAAGCGTTCCGTTCATCAGCGAAAACCAGTTTCGCCCATCCGACTTTGCATAGACCGAAAGCGTGTAGGTAGCAACGTCGCAACTGGCAACCCGCGAAAGAATATGCGTGTTGTTGTCAGTGTTCTCGATTAACTCGTCTGCGGTTCCTGTGCCGACTGGACTATTGCCGACGTTTGGGTTAATTGAGCATCGAGTTTTGGTCCAGACTGCGTTAGAGAATTCGTCTGAATACGTCCAGAGATTCCGCCGCCAAGTCCGCTTGGCTTCGCTCGCACCGTTGCGGTCCCCAATGTCGATGGCGAGGCCCAGTTCGTTGTTGACAAACAGTGATTGCGGGTTCGGGTCAGATACGCCACCCATCAACAGCAACAGTCCCATCTACTTCGCTCCGTATTTGGCGACCAACTGACCACGGCAGCGGCTGCACCACGCAGGCCCAGTTCCGTTGATGTTCATGATGCATCCTTTATCTGGACAGTGCCCCCACTTGTCAGCGGCTGGGCTGGCCTTGATGCCAAGGAAGTGCCCGACTTCATGCTGGATGCAGATGCCTGCCACGGGTGCGGTGATTGGCCTGGTCTGCGATAAGTAGACTTTGCCGTTTCCCATGTAGACGCCGATAGCGTTATAGGTGACCTGCTTCATGAAGTAGAACCGCAAGTGAGGCTTGCTGCTCGACTCCACGAACTTTGCCCCAGATACCTTCGACAAGTCCGCCATTGCCTTGCGAATGATGCCGACCGTCTGAGCATTGTTCATGCCCTTGAACGCAAAGCCTGGATAGTGCCCGTAGACCAGCTGAAACTTGAATTGACGCGGCTTGGCTTTTGCCGCTGCCATCAACTGCGGTTCGTCGCTGGTTTCGATGTCGCAACCGCAAAAAGCAGGCACCTAAACCACCTCGTGGAAGTGCAGCGTGATCACCTTGGCACCTGTCTCCGAACTGCCGCCGACCAGCTTGATGTACGGCGCACAGATGAACACCCGCGGATCAAGCGCAACCGTCTCGCCTGATGTCACTGTCACCGGATAACGTGCCGCCCCGCCAACTTCCCGAAGTGGCGTGTAGGTTCCAGCCTCCGTCGTGGCCCGTTCAAACGTCATGCTGGTGCTTGTCATCGACGCCGGGAACGTAATCCCCACCAGTTGCGTCTTGCTGTGCGTTGTCAGCATGCCGGTGTCAACGGCTGGGCTGGTCGTCTGTCCGTTGGCAATCGTCACGGTCTTGTCGTAAAAGGCCACAAGTTACTCCTTCTCGTCCAGGCGGTCGTTGATTTGTGTAATGCGTTCCCAAAGGTTCTCACGGTCGCGGCGGCATTCGATGACTTCCGCCTTCAGTTCGTCAAACTGCTTGACGAACCAACGGCCCATCCAAGCAACAACGCCGGCCAGCGTGCCGACTGCTGCAGTTAATGCTCCGATCAAACTTAAATCAGTCACGGCGATGACCTCTTAGGAAATGGCTTTCGGGGCTGGAAAACTCATCCCGTCCGGTGCGTAACCGATAAACACCGTCCAGCGACCACGCAGGGCCTCCTTGACGCTGTCCACCGTCCATTCGTGAACGCCGTCGCCATTCCACCGCGTTCCCCACGAATTGATGTTGACGATGTTGCCACTGGCTCGCCGTTGCCAGAACACCGTCGAATGTCCGCCACCGGAGCGGGATGAATAATTGCTAACGACTTCTTGGTCGCATGTGCCATTCCATGTCAGGCCGATCTGAATTGGCAACGAAGAGTCCAACCACGCCAAGACGCTGTCGATGTCTTTTAGCGGCTTGGTGGCCTTGAGTTTGAAGTTAAACTTGCCCTCGGCACTGGGCGGCATCGCCGGGTTGTATCGTGACGGATAAGGCCAATCAGACTCCAAGCACATGCCGTGCTGGGTTGCCACCCATTGCCCGCCGCTGAGCGTGCTGCCTTTGTCGCCGCTGATGCCGTCGCGCTTCTGGGCCAAGTAATAGCCGGCCGACCGGCTGAACGTTTCGTGCCGCCCAGTGGCAAGGAAGTAGCAGATGCTGAAGACCTGCGCCAGCGCATTGCCTTGGCAACTGCCCTGCTGGCCTTGGTCAAACACCTTAAGCACGCCCAGCGGGTCCGCTGTCGTGTCGAACTTCGGGAACGTGTCACGGTACTGCTTCAGCACCAGTTCGGCATCGCTGCCACGTTCTTCCAGTTCGTCCAAGCGTTCCCAGTCGAAGGCGTAACCCAGCCGGCCAGGTGTCAAGTCTTTGGTCGGTTTGCTTTTGCTCACTTGCGGGCCTCCAAGGCTGTCGCTACTTCCGTCAGTGCCTTGAACCAGTCCTCGCGGCTGAAACTGCCACGCTTGGCCTGCTGGGCCTTCATCGCCTCATCCAGCTTGACCTTCCATGTTCCCCACGCCTCGCACTTGGTTAAGTCGCTACACTGGCGGCCGGCGACCGTCGCGCCAATGTCCGCCAGAATCTTGTCGATAGTTGCTAGTCCGTTGACGCCGAACAGCTTGCCTGCACCGTCCCGATACGCCTTGGCGAACTTGACGGCATTCGGCGCATCAGCCGGGGCCAGTTGGTAAGTCAAAAGGCCGACGCCGTAATCGTTCGGCACGATGTCTGGCTTCGGTTCCGGCTCCGGCTCAGGGTCCGGTGTCGGGTCAGGTGTCGGCGGTTTAGGCTTGCCGCCGATGTCGAATTTAATTTCAGCGTCGTCGATGCCCTTGTCTGGGTCGAAGACCGTCACCTCGACCACGTAGGCACCCGCACCCGCAAACAGGTAAACGTTATCGGCCAGCTTTTCCGGCTCAACACGATTGCCGTTCTGGCGAGCCTTCACCCGCTGGAACTTGTAATCGCTTTTGACTTCCAGCAGCACGACGTCCGAAACGCTGACGTTTGAATCGTCGCCCACCAGAATGCGGTTGCCCTGCACCTGCGGGTTAGTCACGCCCAGCAAGGCCTTCTTGCGTGTTACGGTCGTCTCGACCTGCCCAAACGCAGACGACGCCAGGCACAGCAGCAGAAACGCCGTAACGAAAAAGGCAGCGGATTTGTTACGCATTACAGCACCCCAAACGCAGCCAGAATCATCAGCACGATCTTGACCACCTGTTCCCAGTCGATTTGCGACCAGTCGATAGCACTCACGCCGAGCTTGTCCGCCAGTTCCTCTTCGAAGGCAGCGGCGAAGTCGGCATCACGGCGACATCGCAGCTTCAGCCAACGCAGGGCCACCCGTTCCCGCAGGTTGTGCCGCCCGATGTTTGCGTCGATTACCTGTGCAAGTGTCATTTTTCGCCCCCGTGGATTTCCGCCAGAACCGACAAGCAGCTGGTCAGCATCACCGCCAGCAGAACCAACCCCATGCACTCCGATGTCACTGTTTCGGCTCCAGATACTTGGGCGATGTCTTGACCAGTAGCAACGTCTCCAGCAGTGGCCAGCGTTTTGCCGCCAGCCCGATCAGTGCATTGGCCAGCCCGGTTAGCAGGATAATGAACGCTGCCTCGACTGCCAGCGACTGGTCAGGGCTGAACCCAACGCCGAGGTATCGCAAAAGGAACGCCGCCAGCCACGCCCAGACGGACGAAGCAGCCACACGCACGAAACGGGTCACCAAGTCATTCATCCCAAACGCTCCTGAATTTGTGCCGGTCCCAATATTTCGCAGCGTAGTAGCCGCGCATCCACGCAGTTCGCCGGATGTTGTGCCCGTCAGATGGGTGCGGACAATCGACCGCTGATACACCTGCGTAAAATGCCTTTCGCCCCTCGTTTTCGTCCGCTTCGTAAGTCAAAAGCGGGCTGCCTTCCATGACTTTTGTGGCCATCCTTCAGCCTCCCGCTCCCGGAGAAACTACCGACCTAAAAGTTGTCGGGCCTTGTTGGCAAGTCCCGACCGAACCGGGGCTGTGATGCTGTGGACGGTGCCTGCCACGGTTTTCACCTTGCGTTTGGCCCAGACGCTGCCGCCACTCACCACGCCAACAACCTTGCCAGCAGCGTTGACCACTGGACCACCGCTGTCACCCGGTATCGCAAACGCAAACAGAACCAGCGACTTATCGCCGATGGCCGCTACGGTGCTTTTGAAACATCGCAGGCCCTGCCCGCCGCCAAACCCGCAGACCCGCACAGACTCGCCCTCCTTGGCGTCGCCCACTTCCAAGACGCTGCAGCCGTCCGGCGTGTTGCAGTTCAAGACGGCCACATCCGCCTCGCGGTCAGTGCCTCGCAGCGTGGCCTTATTGGTGCTGCCGTCGTGGAAAGAGACGGTAAAAGATTCATTGCCGTCGGTAACGTGTGCAGCGGTCAGAATCGCAGGCCGGTTATCTGCCGCCTGGACGATGCAGCCGGTGCCGGTGCCGCCGTTACTGTTACCACGCACGACCACGAGGGCCTTGGCCACTTCCGGCTCGCAGTCGGTGAACTCCCAAAGGTCAGTGCCAACGCCGACTTGCCCAGCAGCGTGCTGGGCCAGCAAGAAAAAGACCCACAGAACTGATGCAGACAGTCGGGGGAGACTCAAGGATCACCTGCCTTTCTGGGTTGGACAACACGCCATCCCCAGAATGTTAGCAAGCTGGACCTAAGATCAGTTGGCCAACTTTTGTATAACGCAATAAAGTCAGGACTCATCCCGCAGGACTTCGCGCGCCATCTTGTCAACGTGCCCGCAGCCATCGACCGGGCAACGCAGGTACGCCACCCGCCCGCAGCTGCTGCGAACGTACAACCGCACCCCATGCACCGGGCACCGCGGCCGACCGTGCGGACTGGTCACCCACTGTGTTCTTGCGTCCTGCTGCGACGTGCTTTCCGTGCCTTCCATTTGTCACCTGTTTTTGCCTGTGGCGTTTGTTTTCCCGCTAATTCGCACCCTAGCGAATTGCCCGTTTTTCACCCGGCGGCAAACCACCCCCCGCGGTACGTAAAATAACTGCAAGTTTTTTGAACTTTTTCCCGACGTCAAGCTTTTGCCCCTGCTAAGAGGGACCCAAACGGGGGGTGGGGGGTGCCTGACGTAATGTGTATTTAACCACCATTAAACAGGACTCGATAAACTCTTCATTTGTCATCGTTCCCTTCATCCTGTTGATTCGCCTGCTGAGGAATTGAAGGTTGTCTATTTCACTGCTCCCACCGCGGCTAACTGGGACAATGTGGTCTACGTCCGCGTTAGTCGAGTCTATAGCTTCACCAGACAACGCACATCGGTTGCCCTGCTGCTTCAGCTTTTCAATAAGTTCCTTCATTCGCACGCCTCCTTTTCTGTTTGCCATGTGCCTGCGTCCGCTGTTAGTTTCACGGACAAAAACCTTAATCTTCTTTTCCATCGGCGTCAGTCCTGCCCACCGCTTTCTGTTTCTCAGCCGCTCCTTGATTACTTGTTCTGTAATCTCCTTCCGCTCCTCCTCTTCCTTTTCAACTAATTGCTTCCTGTACCGCTTAGCCATCCACACGCTTCGATAAGCACGTTGGCATCTCTTTTCTATTTCGCTTTTTGCCAAACTCTTTTGCCGCTTTTTTTCTCGCGACCAAGCGCTGCGGACAAAATCAACCCGTGAGTCCCCTGTGCTTCGGTGCTTTTCAATTTGGTGAAGGCGCACGCATTCTTGTGAATCACAACAACGCTTAGACACATTTCCTAACGTGCATCTTTTCCCACAAAACCGGCAAAACGTCGCGTTCTTTGCTGTCCTTCGTAATGCGGCACAACTCCTACACCCCATCCCTCTGCGATGCGAATGCGGTCGCTGCCGAAACTCTCCGTGCTGCCGGCAGATTATGGCGACGTGGACGTGCTGGTTTAGGTACACCACGCGGCTATAGTCGTACTTGTCACCGTGGACTCGCCTTGCCTCGGCGATGAATGAATTGGTATCTTTACGCTCAGGCACGACGGCACCCTTTTGCCAGATTGCTCAGAAGGCGGCAGCGTGTTACAGCACCTGCCGCTTTCGGTTTTTATACACACTTCCGCCGCTTATTCAACACTCGCCTTTCGCCATCCCATTGTCGCTTCCGGCATCTTAGCCACGCCGGCCAGCCGCTTAATTTCAAAGTAGGCCAATCGTTCAGCCTCGCGCTCGCGCCACGCCTGTGACCTGTGCTTCCAGTCCACTTGGCTGCTGCAGCCTTCCAGCACAATCGCCGCCCGTTCCTCCCACAGTGCGACCAGTTCGGCTTCGGTCATCTGGCCAGCCGCTTTTCAATCTGCGTGATAAACTCCGACACCTGCACCGCCGTGGCCTTGGGGTTCTCGCTGCGGTACTTATCCGCCTCCAAGGCAATCCGCTGGTTACGCCACAGCGTCGACCGCTTGCGGGCCTCCTCCGCTCGCTGGGCCTTGATGTACCGAATCACCGCACCGACTGGCGGCATCGCTTCAGCCGTGTCGACCAAGTGCATGCAAGCCTTGGTTATCTCCGCCGTCTCGTACCGCCGCAGGGCAATCCACCAGGCTTCAACGTGCATTTCGTTGGCCTCCCGATTGAACGCCGCAAAGATGAACGCCACCGCTGCCGCCACTTCCGTTTTCGTTGTCATTCGCTGTATCCCTCTAAAAGTGCCTGCTGCCCCGTAATCCGCCCCGCTGCCGCATCAGCTGCCGCCGCCTTGGAAATGATTGCAGCCATGTTTGCTTGGGCCTGCTGGGCGAAGGTGACTGGCTTGCTGGCTGGCTGCTGTTTCGTAACGCAGAACGTCCAGCCCTGATAGTTGTTGGCAATCGCCTTTTCGATACCGTCCCGCACGACTTCCGGCCCGTACTTGGCCAAAGCCTTTTCAACCTGCGTTACGAGCTTCTTCAGCCCCATCGGTTTGTATTTGTGATTTCGCTGCCGCTTGTATTCAAGCCACTCCTCGCAGATGTCCCGCACGCATTCGGGGAACTGGGGTGGCGGTTCAGGTGGAACGTCAGCAGGTGGCGGTTCTTTTGGCGGCTCACCAACAGCGGTCTGTTCTTCAGCACTTTCCCCCTTGGGGGGTAAGGGGGGATCTTCTTCTTCTTCTTCTACCTCTTCTCTACCTCTAACTCTACCGTTACTGTCACGCGTTACGTTACCGTTACGCTTTTCTCGGAATCGCCGCTGCCTTTCTGCTGCTGTTCGGTCCTTGGCTGGCGTGTTCCATTCTGTGAAATTTGGCAGGATTATCGCGTCTTTTTCGTCATCATGCAGTGCCCAACCAACGTACTGCATTGCCTCGCCAAAGCCGGGGATGCCAGCTATCTCGTCGATGTCGATTAGGTCACAACAACGCATCACACCGTCGCTTGTATGTTCGTTCGCGCTACTCCACACCAACAGCAACGCCGTTACGGTAACGTTACGTAACGCGTTACGCGAAAGCACTTCGCAAGGCGGACAGTTGGCACCTGTGGTAAGCACCCGCGAAGCGTCTCGGCACTCGCCGACCAGCCTTGCGATAGTGTGAACTTTTGGGTTCGACAGCAATGCCGACCGCATCTTTATCCAGTCACCTGCCATCACTCACCCCACTTCACTACGACTTCCGTGTGCGGTTGCTCGCCCTGTGCCGCCTTGAACTTGTTCAAACTCGCCTGGTACACGCGCGAATCATCCACCCACAGCTGCCCGTTCAAGGCATCCGCCAGCGACTTGAACAGGTTGTCCACGTCCGGCCTGCCCAGATGCGGCATCCGCTCCGCACCCGCCTTCTTCGGCACCTTGGCCGGCCTCGGAAACACGAACCGCACCAGCACCGTCACCGGCACGTCCAGCGGCTCGCCTTGGTAGGCCTCGGCAGCTGCGAATCTGGCCGCAGCCTTGAACGCATTGACCGGGTCGCGGGTTGGCGTGTAGTTCATAGCCATAGCCCGCCCGTGCATGTGCATTACCCGATGCCGCTGCCGTGGCTGGGCGACGGGAATGCCGGGGATAGTAAAACGTAAAAGCATCGTCGCCTCCGTGTTTGTACAAACCCCCGCCCGCTTCGTGTTGCAGGCCGGGACTTGTCGCTAGTTAATTCCCGCACATGCCTTCGCAGTCCATCTGCGAAAACTGAAACTTCATTTGCCCGTCCGCTGGCTTGGGCTGTAACTGCACCAATGCCAACGGCTGGCAACTACGGTGCAGGTATTGCTTTGACTCCATGCCTTTTGTGCAGCGGCTAGATTCGTCCCTAATAGCCTCGTCAATCTCGACCGCCCGCTCCCAACCTTGCGGGTCCGTTTCCTTAAGCCGTAGCCATTCGTCGTCGCTTCGGTATGGGCAGAACACGCAGGCCGAACGCGGGACCGTGTAGCCGGGTAGTCGCTTCCGCAGCCATGCCACGCAGTCCATACGGGTCATGAAGTCGTCGAACAGCGGGAACTCAGCCTGCCATCCAGCCCGACCGATAAACCGGGTCCGCACTCGCTCCACCCGCCGAGGCTCATCAAACGACAGGCCGAATAGCTGCGTGATTTCCAACTCCTTCGGTTTACGCTGGCCCTTTTCCAGCCCGGCCAGTTCCCGAATCGCTCGTTCGATTGGCTTAATCTTAAATTCAGCGGTGCAAAGACGCCGACCAATGCCGTTAGGCTTGCCAACTTCGTCAGCCGTATAAGCCGGAATCGAAACGAACCATTGCCCAGTAGCGTTCATGCCGTTTTTAAGATTGTCGCCCAAACTCGTTTCGCTCGCCCGGCAGACGACAATCTCCGGCCCGCCCAGCGTCCGCAAAAATTCAAGGTGCTGGTAAACGTCCTGCGGTTCGTCGCACGTGTCCGCAAAAATGGCGTAGTCAACTGGCGGTAAGTCGCCGTCAATCAGCATCAGAAAAAGCGTCGTGGACTGAACGCCAGCCCCAAGGTTTAAGATTCTCATTTGCATCCTTTTCAACCCCCACCCTCGCCCGCTGGTCTTAACCACACGGCAGCGGACTATGATTGCGTGTCTTTTGCGTTCGCAAGCTCAATAGCAGCCATCAGCTTTTCGTGGCCTCTAACAGCGTCGTAACCTACAAACTCCATGCGGTATCCGTCCGGGTAATGCTTTCGAAAGTCCTCGTGACGGTCCGGTCGTGACCCGTCAACAACTCCAAGGTCGTGCGGCATATAACATTCTGCGGTGCAGCAATGCCCGCCTAATGACGTTCCATCCTCAGTAATCAGTTTTGCAGACATCCAGCCGGAGCGACCGCCGTTGTTAAATCCGTAAATCACCGGCAGTTCATCAACCGCCTTGCCGTGCGGGTTGTAGACGGCCCAGCCGCGTTCGCCCCACTGTGAAACGTGCTGTGCCGCGTAACGATTAGCTGCTTCTTTGGTCGTCATGTTCTCAAGTCTCCTTTGTTGATAGTTAAAACCCCCACCCTCGCCCGACGCTGCTAAGCAACCGGCAGCGGCAAAGATTACGCCGCCGACCCACACAGGTGCGAGGATGGGTTAATGATGCAGGCCGGAATCGAACCGGCAGCCCGTACGTAGCCCGCCTCGCTGCATCAACACCACAGATTCACCGACTGCGGCACCAAGGCCGTTCCTATTGCGGCCCTGCGGTTTACCAATCAGCCAGGAAAGAACCCCTCCTCGTCTTCGAAAACCAGTTCACACTCATCCGGCGGCAGGTTGTCCCAGCTGGGGTTAACCTGATACTCAAACGACACCGTGCCGCTGTCCGTAATCGCCGACAGCTTCTTGTCATCAGGCGTCGCTTCAGCCTCCAGCACGGCACTGACCACGCTGGCCAAATCTTCCTTGGTCATCCAACCGGCGTCGTCACGCTTGAGATACAGCGTCACGCAAACCGGCACCCTGACCTGAAACTCCATCACTTCGTTTTCGCTCATAACTTTCTCCGTTGGTTAAAAATGCGACAGGCTCCCACCGCTGTCGCACCGGCTGGTTCAACTACAACCGTGTAGGAACTGGATGCCGCAAGTCTGTGACTCCTTGCGTGGCCGCAATTCAATCGGTTGCAGCCAGGGAACTACGATTCAACCACCTCGCCTTCCGCTTCGATCACTGGCAGCGGTTGCCATTCGTTGAGTTTCGACAGCTGCACGCTGCGAGCCTGCGGATACTGAAACTGCTGGTCATCACGCTCGAAGGCATCGGCCACTTCCGCCGACAGTTTCAGCCACTTGGACGCACGGCGGAAAACGGTCTTCTTGGCCATCTCCGACCACCAGTCCTTCCAAGGTCCGCTGCCACCGGCACGGCTGGATGCCCGCACCTTTTCCACCTCTTCGACGCTCATCACCTCGGACTTTGTGCCGCCATCGTTGAACACCACCCGGCAATAGACAGCGATGATCTTGCCAGCCTTTTCCGGCTTGTCCGCATCCGTCCGCAGATAGTGCGGCGTGTGCTTTGTCACCTCGCCAAGGTCGTAAACGAACAGGTCGCCTTCGTGAACCACATCGGCGTGGATGCTGCGAACCGTGCCTGACCGCAGCACCAAGTCCACGATGCCCTTGTAATCAAGGATCAGCGTGCACTGGTCGCCGTATGGGATCAGATGGGCATGCCTGCCGTCCGGTTCCAGCCCCCACTGGCTGAGCTGTAGCATGCAGTTCAGGAAACTTTCCGGCGTGCAACTGGCCAGCTTTGGCGTTTTCATCAGGGCTGTCAGTCCCGTTCGCACCATCCGTTCCGGCGTGCAGTGCTTCGGCAGCACCCGCGCCACTTCGTTCTTGAATGCCTCGCTGTTCAGATGGTCCCGAATCGCCATCTTGCCGCCTGCCTTTGTTGTCGCCACCGTCGTTGCTGTCGTTGTCATACGCTTACCTCGCTTGCTGCTGAAATCTTGCGAACGAGCCACAGCGGCGCGGTCGCTACCTTTATAGGGCGGTCCAGATATTGGTCGATGTCGAAGTCGACCAAGTCTTCAACTGCCTGGTGCATCCGTGCCTCGCTGTCCAGCTCGTCCATTAGCTGTGTGAAATCCAAAGGGAAAACCTCGTGCCCCGGCTGCGACTGAATGCCGACCACCATCACATGCGGACGCTCGCCGGTCAGCGTTTCGATGCCGTTGCGGTAGAACGCCAGGCGAACGTCGTAGAACATGTTGGCCGCTTGGCTGATGAACTCGTCCTCGCTGGCCGCTGATGTCGTCTTCCAGTCAATCAGCACGCCGCTGGTCAGCATGTCAACCTTGGCGCGGCACTCCACGCCGCTGCTTTTATGCGTCCAGAAGATTTCCTTTTCCGTGTGCCCGGTGCCAAGGAACTTGGCCACCTGCTTGCATGCATTCAGGTGTGCCCAGATACGCTCCAGCCGGGTCCAGTCGTCATCCGTGACAATCGTGCGGCCTGCGTTAGCGTCCTTCCACGCTTTGCCTTCCTTGGTCCGCATGTCGAGCCCAGCAGGTCGCCGCACTAGGTCCAGCCTGTCAGGGCCACCCAGTTCGATCATCGTGTGAACCAGAGTTCCGAACTGCATCGCCGGCGTGGGTTCGTCCTTGGGCCAGTCCTGCACTGCGTGGACGTGGTGGAAGGTGATCGGGCATCTTAGGAACTGGGCCAGCTGGCTGCTGGATAGTTCGGGGCGGGAATGGTAGTCGGTCATGGGCTTGTCCTAAAAAAGTGACGGTTGATTCAACTTCGCTTCTTCGTCCGCGAGGAACTTGCTGGCCCATTCAAAATAGGACTGCTTCAGTTCGACGCCGATAAACTTGCGGCCAGTCTGCACGCTGACCACGCCCTCGCTGCCAATGCCAGCAAACGGACTCAGCACGACATCGCCCTCGTTCGTCCACAGCTCCAGACACCGCTCGATAACATCCAGTTGCAGCGGGCAGATGTGCCGGTCGTCTGCTTCCTCGCGGGCCATGCGTCCGTTAAGCGTCCTGCTCTGGTTAATGTCCATCCAGACCGGGCTGGCGTACCGCTGCCAGACATCGATGCTCAGATCGCCATTGTTGTCAAACGTGGACTGGTCGCCGATGAACCGCTCGAACCGACCGCTGACTGGGCTTTCGTTGTCGCCGCTTTTGCGGAATGTGCAAACGTAATCGGGGATGCCTTGGCGTGAACGGCAACTGTCTTTCGTGACTTGCTTGTGCAACAGGCCAAGAGCCTTACTTCGCTGCATTTCCAAAACGGGGTCTTTCCAAATCACTACTTCAGAATGAAGAATAAAACCAGCGTCGATCATTGTTTGTTCGATGCCATTGCGAAACGGCTTAATGCCGATGTATCCGTCCCGCTGCTTGATCGCTGGAAAATTGCAGCAATGGACGCTGACCAGCCTGCCCGGTTTAATCAGTCGATAAAGCTGGTCCGACAGAAAGCGGTAGTGCGTGAAAAACTCCTCATCTGTTTCGCAGTTGCCCATGTCTCGCTCGCTGTCGCTGTAAACGTAGAGCGACGCAAACGGCGGACTGAACACGGAATAATCAATCGATTCGTCGGGCAGTCCTTGCAGCACCTCGCAGCAGTCGCCTCGAAACAGATGCCAACTCTCGCCTTTAGCCTGGTCTATCACTTGCATGTCACTGCTCCATCAATAAAACTCGGAACCTGAATCGATACGCTTGGCCGATAACGCTGCTTCAGCATGTCACCGTTCCATTCGATGCCGTTGCTGCTGGCCATCGCCTGAGCCATCCCTGATTGCATAACGGCGTGGTCGCTTTCCTTGCGGGCCACTGCCGACTCAATCGCACTGTCGCTGTCTGCGATCACGATATGAATCTTGACCGGCTTTTTCTGGCCGAACCGCCACGAACGGCGGACTGCTTGGTAGTACGCCTCGAATGAATAGCTCAGACCGGCGAATATCTGCGTGTCGCAGTGCTGGTAGTTCATTCCGAAGCCAGCGATGGATGGCTTGCTAATCAGGACGCGGAATTGTCCATCTGCGAATCCCAGTAGCTTGCCCTCTTTATCCTTGTCGTCACCGCGAACCTCGACCGCATCCGGCAGATGTTTCCGTAGTTCGTCCGCCTCGTAATTGGTATCACACCAAATCAGAACCGGGCCGCTGGTTGCCTTGGCCAGTTCCGCAGCCCGCTTGCACCTGGATTCATTCGTCAGCCGCTTTTCTTCGTGAATCGTCGTGGCACTGATGCCAGCTGTGTTAAATAGCATTCCGCTTGGTGCGTTGTCGATTTCCGGCGTGACTTGGTGCCGCTCAATAATCATTTGCGGAAGTTGGTATCCAGCATCCTCGCCGCCAATGTCCGATGGCTTGCTGATGCAAACCGCCCACTGGCTGACCCACGACCAGAAGTCTCGCTCGGCATGGCCACGCAAACGCCACTTGCTGGTATCGCCGCTGTCGTGGACGAAGTACCGATTCAGCATGTCCACCGGCTCACAGATACCAAGGAACTCGGCGTGGTTGCCAAGTTCCATATGGTCATTCGGTGCGGGTGTCGCCGTGCAGGCCAGCCGGAACCGCGTCTGGCCGTAGCTCTCTTTCAGCAGTTTCCGCGTGACGCTGTTCATGCCCTTGAGAATTGACGATTCATCAAGCACGACGCCGCAGAACGTAGCCGGGTCGAACTTGTGTAGCTTCTCGTAGTTAATCAGGTTGATGCCGTTGATGACTTCGTCCTGGCTGTCGGCCACGGTCACCGGCGAATCAATGCCGAACTTCTCCGCCTCGCGTTTGGTCTGGCTGCGGACTCCGACTGGGCAATGGACCACGACCGGCAGACCGCAGTGCTGATGAACCAGCCGTGCCCATTCAAGCTGCTGTAGCGTCTTACCCAGCCCGCATTCCTCGAACAGTGCCGCGCGTCCTCGCTTGATTGCCCACTGAACCGCCCGCTTCTGCCAATCAAACAGGTTCTGATTTAGCTTGTCGGTCCCGATGTCGAATCCGTATGCCTCGACTCGCCGCTGCTTCCGCTTGATAAACGCTTCGTAATCCGTGACCATTCCACCAGTCCCCATATAGCCAGCCCACAGTAAACCGCCTGCAATGCCGCCTGTGCGTAGATGCCGTGCATAATGTCGACCACGCACCAAGCCGCATTGGTTACCGTCCAGATTGCAAAGCACTCTTTTCGGTGTTTAATATTCAGCACCGTTGCCAGCAGTGATGCCGATGCCAGTAGCCACATCATCGAACCGGCTCCGTGAGACATTCGATCACGTAGTAGTCCGCGTTCCATCGCTCGACCGCTCCGGCGTCCAATCCAGCCGCCTCGCAGATTTCGGCAACGGTCGTCATCCATGCCGGAATGTAGACCGCGTTACGGATTCGCAGCGGCTTAAATGTTTCAAGCTTGTCGTGTAGTTGTTTGGATGTCACTCGCTCACCCTCCACGCTTCCGCCAATTTCCCCGTCACACCACACCGCTGAATTCCGACAACTTTGATCATCCGCGCCCGCTCAACTTCCGCCGCTCGTTTCCTCACCGACTCCGCATTGACTGCCAGTCCCATCGCCACTGCCTTGGCACCGACTTCGTTTGCCGTTGCCGGTTTGCCGATGGCTGTCAGTGCCGCCAAAAATGCCGCTTGCAACTGGCCAATCTTCGGCTTGATTTCCTCGGCCGCTGTCCGGCTCGTCATCGGATCACCTGCCCGTGCCAGTGCTGGTTCAACGTCAAACAGACTTAGCTGATTCATCGCTCGCCTCCCGCCGTCTAATTTCCCTGTCGATGTACCACGCCGCTTTCCGCAGGTCTTCCACTGCGTCTTGTTTCAAGCCGGCTCGCCATACGTACTTGATGACGTTGCCAAGGCAGTAATTAAAATGCTGCGTTACCTCGATGCACTCCACGCCGCTGGGATGCTGGCGATAGTGCTGCGGGTTGATACTGTCAGGCTGGGTCGACATCGTCTTCATCCTCCTCAGCCAACTCCCTGATACGTTCGACCAGCGACTGGCAGTCAGGCCACGGACTTGGCCGCTGCATCACTTCAGGCAGCACGCTGTCCAGCAGGCCCAGCACGGCGGTCGTTCGCTCAGTCAGTCGCAGGTCAGGCGTTGTCACCATCAGCACCGGGTAGGCATCGACATCGATGGCGGTTACTTCCATCATCTCGCCGCACCACTTCACCTTGGCCGATAAACACTCAGGGCTGAACGCCTGAATCTGATAGCCGGGGATTCCGAATCGCAGCATTTCCAAGAATTGCACTGGTGTCATCGCAGTCCGTCTCCTACGAAAGCCACGAATTTCAGCTCTACCCGGCAGAGAGGTTGCTTCTCTTCGCGGCTCGCTTCAATCAGCGATTCTTCCCACGTCTTCCGCAGCAGGCCGGGGCCGTTGTCGTACTCGTTCAGCCAATACAAACGCTTAACCAGAATCCGCAACTCGCCGCTGATGTCGAACGCAGACCGGCCAATGCTATTCGCTTTGCCATCCGGTTCCCAAACCTGCCCGAATGGCGTGCTTCCAATCATCACTCGCCCGACCAGCATGCCATCGACCACCGCATCAACCACCGCTTCCCGCCCGTCCCGTGTCGTGTATCTGCCCACGCCAAGCGTCTTTGTTTCGCAAACCATCTCACCCTCCCATCGCCACGACCATCGAACCGACCACCACCAACGCCGCCAGTGCAAACACGCACCAGAAAACAAACTCAGCTCGGTCGCCGTGCCGCTTATCAGCCTCGGCGATCTCGTCCTCAACACTGGCTTCCTGTTGTTCCAGCCAGCGATAAATCTCCAGCCGGATGTCAGCGGGTATCTGCCTGGCGTTTCGTAAGTAGGCCCGCATGGTGCCGCAGCTCCACTCATGGCAGGTTCGTGTCCAGTTGCAGCACGGCACCGATACCAGAATCAGGCCATTGCTGCGGACGGCCTCCCATGTTCTTGCAATTGTCTGCATCGCATTTGCTCCCAGAAAAAAAGGCCATCCGTGGCCAACCTTGAATCCTGCTAATCCATCACCTTGACGATCCTCGTCTCCGCTCCCACGGTCTTAACCGAAGACCGCAGCTCCCTAACTGCATCCGACCAGCCCTCTTGAAACTTGCGGCACTGTTCGGCAATCTCTTCCGGTGTCGGGTCGGTAAATATCTGACCCTCGCCCGTTTCCTCTTGGCGATAGTGCGATACCGATTGCCGGGCTGATGCTTCGTTGTTGGCTTTCCGCAGGCCCTTGAAGTAGTCAAAGCATTGCTCGAACACGTCAGCGGCTTCGGCCTTTTCCTTTGCCTCGGCGATGCGGCCAGCGAGTCGCAGCCGGGCCGACTCACGCTTCAAGCTGGTGCGTTTGTTGCGAAGATACGCGGCCATGTCGAAAACGATTCGTGCCAGTGCTTCACGGTGCAGGGTGTCTGCTTGCGCGAAGTCGTCGGCGAATGGTTGCTTGGTCAAACAATCCCTCGCAGTCTGCGGACTCGCCGCAAATCTCGCTGGCGTTTCAGTTCCAGCTGCCGCTGATGTCCAGCAAACATCTGGACCATCTCGCTCACCCGGTAACCTTCCGCACGCCTTGCCATCTCATCATCACTCCAGCCGCTGCGGATCTGCTGTAGCCGTTCCATTTCCTCGCATGTCAATTCCAAGTCCAGAATCATGCCAGCACCTCAAGCAATAACCCTACTCGATAGTTTACATTCGCCGCCACGTATTGCAGCAGTCGAATCCTCGGCAACGTGTACGATTCCATCCGTTCACCTGTTCGCTATAGTTTCCAGTATCGCAAAAAAACTAAGTGCATTCGCTGATTGAAATACCAAGCACCTTGGCCGCTCTAACTGCCAGTTTGAGACTGACGCCGCGTTTACCTCGCACAACGTAACTCAGCATCGAATGCGTACAACCTATTTCGGCAGCGGCACGGCGTAAACTCCAGCCCTTTTGCCGAATGCGTTTCTCGATTTGTTTTGCAAACTTGTCCATGCCCGGCGATTGTAACGGCAGTTACCACTAACGCAAGCCGACAATCTAAAAATATTTTGCCAAGTGTCGTAACCCCGCACGGTAACAAAACCCCACAAATTCCCGCCGTTTTCCCGTGCAGGAAAATTAACCGAACAGGCCCAGCCCGGCCCCGTAAAATGACACTGGCGAGCAGGTCAGGCATGGAGGCGGGGCAATGTTCGATTTCGACGATGGCAGCGACGACTTCGACGATACGATTATCTGGGCGTATGCTCGGCTCAGCCGCTGCGGACAGCGTAGTCGGTATTGAGACGCAGGTTATCCACTTGGAATTGGCCGCTGCCGTCCACCTCGACCACAGCAAACCCGGCATTCCATTTGTTAATGACGGCATACTCGGCGTTGAGATTGCACAGGCACCCAGTCGACCAGCATACAATCTCCTCATGCTTCCAGTTCGGTTCCGTGTGGCTGCTGGTTCTGTGGTGGTGCCCGACCAGTGCCGTGGAAATCATGCGAGTAAACACGCCGCGCGATGCGTTGACCGGGCTGCTGATGCCCTTCCCAAGCTCGTGGCCGTGGAAGACTGGCAGCTTGCCTGCCATGATTGGCCGCTGGTTGTCAACGTACTCAATCCCCAGCGTCTTCATTCCCAGAATGCGGGGCAGACTGACCTGCGGAAACTCACTCACCTCAGGGGCCGAGTTAAAAAGGAAGTGACTCCATCGAAGTTCGTGATTACCTTCCTTGGCGACGATGCGAGCCTTGGGAAATTGTGACCGGAGCCACTTCAGCCCATCTCGCTGCATTCTGATCTCCCGCTTCAGCCTCCGCTTCTTCGGGTCTTTCATGTACCTGCTGACGCTGTACCAGTCGCCATAGTCGCCGTTGATTAGCAGCACGTCCGGCCTGCGTCTGCGAAGATAGGCGACCGCCGCTTGGATGGCTTGTTCGTCGTGATACGGAATATGCAGGTCGCTGATAACGCCGACGGTTATTCCTCCGCCCAGTTCAAACGGCTCCCACTTCTTGGCCAAACTCGGCGGCAGTTTCGGCTTAGCCCCTGCTTTGCCTGGCGGCTTGAACAGCGACTTGTCCAGCGTTTGCTCTCGGCGAAATTTGCCGTTGCACCCACGCACAGTCCGAACCGCAGTCCGTGCTATTTCCATGTTTACCTTGCACTCTGCGGCAACACGCTTGGCCAGTGTGCGGCTCGGTGTGTCTGGAAACTTCTTGCACAGCTTTTCAGCCAGTACCCGATGCGGTGTCTTGGGCTTCATCAGTCGCCTCCTGTGTTAGCCTGTCGTGTTCAATTAGCCTAAAACCTTTTTTGACGTACAGGGCAAGGCCCTGCTGAATTGTGCGGCTGTGCTGCGGGTGTTTGCTCAGCGCGACCGGCGACCGGCCAAACTGCTTGCCCTGCTTCGGGTTGCGGCAGCTCCACTTTTCCGGCTGGTTCGTGCGGTGCTGCGGGACCAGCGTGCGGATGCCGTGCTTCTGCAGCATATAGCTGAAGTGGAAATCTTCGCCCGCAATAACCGGCTGCGTCGGGTCAGGCATCTCCGACCAGAACAGGCCCAGCCATTCGCGCCGGCAGAACCAAGCGTGCCCGACAATGTCAACGTGCGTGCAGTAGCGGTTCGGAAACGCCCAGCCGTAGTTAGTGCGGTTGTTGTAATTAGTCAGGCTGTGGAAGATCACGCCATTGCCGCCCAGCAGGCCGGGGTGTTTCTGGAACGTTTCTAGGCAATGCTCCAGCCACTTGGGACCGGGGACAATGTCGTCGTCAAACACGCACACGAATTCCGTGCTGGCGTTCAGCGCGTAGGCAAACCGGGACCAGACGCCGAGGTTGCGATTGCAGCCGGCGTGCGTGACCTGCGCTTCGTCGAACCAGTCCCGCTTCCAGTCCTTGCGGCTGGCGTCGTGTGCGTTCTGCCACACCAGCACGTCGTTCTCAACGGTCTGCTTTTTCAGTGCATTGAATTGGCACGGATACGCCTGCGGCCTGCCCCACGCATTCATGACGCAGGTCACCCGCGGCCGGCTGGCGTGAATCGCTGGGGCGGCAGTTGGTGCTGGCGCGGGTTGTGCTGCGGGTGCCGCTGGTTTAATTGGCCTTGGCGGTATGGGGTCGTCCGCTTCGACTGGTGACCGGCTGGGGAATGTCTGGTAAAGGAAGGTGCGGTGGGCCTCGTTCCATGCGTTGCCGGCAGACACCAGCACCGTTGCCTTCGCTGCTGCGTTGCGTGTCCCGGCAAGGCATTTGGCGTCGCTGATGATTCGCAGAAAAGGCGTTGCAGGTTGCGGAGACTCGGCCAGAACGCTGTTTTCATAAAGCAGCTCCCACAGCAACATGCGGTTAGCGGCATCGAAACGGGTCAAAATTTCAAGGCAGCGGCGACGGTCGACAACGTGCGGCAGGTGCGTCGAAAAGTCGAACGTGGGCAGGCCGGCATCCGACAAGGCAAGCAGCGTTTCGCGCTTGGCACGCTGCCACCAACTGCCGCCAGTTTGTTGGTCCAGTCTTGGACGGGACACCAGCCCAAAAGAACGGGGCAGCGACAGCTCGGCCAGCGTGACCGGCTTGAGAAAATAGACATCGTCCATCATCCAGACGAGCGTGTCCGGCAGTGAATCGTCCGCCAGTGCCGCCATCCACTTGCCCACGGCATCCTTGACGCCAACGCGGCCAGTTCCTTGAACGGTGCGAGGGACCGGGATCACTCGCCCGGTGTACCAACTTTGCGACTGCCTGCGGATAACCGGCTGGTCGCCCACGATGACGGTCTGGACTTCGCGCCCTTCCGCTTGAAAGTTTTGGAACACGCTGCGAACCGACCAGCGAAGTTCGTCGTATTTTGCCGGCCGCTGCCAGAAAGGCCAAACGAAAGCTACTTGCCCCGCGCCATGTCCTGCAGCGTTTTTGTCATGCCCTCCCAATCGTTACCCCCTTGAACTTCTTGCCAAAGGGATAGACCAGACACCGGCGGCATCAGTATCCAGCTCACCAGCAGGACACCAAGAATTGCCACCGACAGCAGCACGAACCAAGTCAGGCAGTTGCCAATCCAGTCCAGTTTCATCGCAGTCCTCCGTTGAAAGATTGCGATGGTGTATTCGGTCAGTCTGGTGGGTTATCGCCATTATTTCCCCAGTGTTAGCCGGTGATTGTGATAGTAAAGTCGCCGCAGAACGGATCGCTGAAAATGCTGAACACCAACTCAAACGGACTACAGGTCACTGACACCGGCGACTCAGCGAACCCGTCGCTAGATAAGTACCACCCAAATTCCTCGCAGGTCATGCGCAGCGTGATTGGTGCATCCTCAGAAATCCACTCGCTGGTATCCGAAAACCAGTTCATTGTGTAAGTGCCCGCACAACTTCCGCCGGTAAATGTGACGGTCAAACTCATTGGGACCGGGTTGTCTGGGCAGCAAGAGGTATTAACAGTGCAAGGTTCAAAGCATTGGCAGTCGTACACTAATTGAACACCACGTTCGATCTGCAAAGGCGTGACGTATCCAAGAATAGAAACCTGCGCATCGTCGCAAGAATAAAATTCGTCGATAGTGCCCGACACCGTAAACGTGGCGTTTGGGTCGGTCGTCGTAAACGTGACCACCTGCCCGCTAACACTTCCGCCGCCGTTGTTTGTAATCGTCCAGCCAGCAGGAAACTCTAAGACAGCCCCAGTCAAGTCACCCTCGCAGTCAGTGCTGATGTTTAGCTGGAAAGTCACCGACCACGCGCCACCGCTGCAAACCTGCGTCGGGTAGTCCGTAAACTCCACACAGCCGCAGACATTGCCGCCCGCTGGCTCGCCGCATAACCCGCCACCGTCGAGGCTTGATTGAATGTTAAACGTGTAGCAGCAGCCACAAGGTCCACTGCTGCCACTTCCCGAACCGCTACCGCTACTGCTACTGCTACTGCTTCCGCTTGGCGGCACATCGCAGGGGCAATACGAACACAGCAGCAGACCGATGCCGTCGTGTAGGATTCCGTTTTGGTTGAACCAAAGTTGCTGCATTGCTTTTACTCAGGGACAGGCCCGCCACCGCTTCCGCTGCTGCTGTCTGTGACGCACTCGCTCAGGGCGACCTTAACCAAGCACCCGTCCTTAATGGCCAGCACGAAGTCGACGTTAGCCGCTGCCACGGTTGGCAGCGCGTCCAAGTCCACGCCTGGAATGCCTTGGCAAACGCTGTCGCTGCCGCTGCTGGAATCGTCGCAGTCGCTGGCTGGCCGGTTCAGCACAAAGGCCACGTTATCGACGCTGTAATCATCCAGCCGGCCAAGGAAACGCTGGGGTCCGCCTGGCGTGCTGACCAGTTCCCATCCATCGGGGCCGATACACTCGCCGTTATAAAGCACGTTGGCAGAATCGCTGGCGACTGCGGCGCGGCAGATTGGCCCGACAAAGCAAACGCCATTTTCCCCAGCCGGCACTGGTTCGATGCTGTTAAACACGAAGACGCCGGCGTTTCCGTCCGGCTTGTCGCCGGTCAAGCAGTAGCGTTCACCTGCGAAGGTAACGCCGGTCACCTTGATGCAGCCGAATGCCGGGACCGTTTCGCTGCTGGCGTTGCGGAAAATAAACCGCCCGTCAGGCGTGTCCCGAAACGTGCCAAGGTCAGGCGGCGCGGTTGTACCCTGCCGCATGCCGGCCTGTTCGACCGCCCAGCGTGCCACGTTTTCCGTTAGTGCGTAGGCTTTTGCCACGTTTAGCCTTTTACGGTTGGCAGCATGTACAGCTTGTAAATTCGGCCGATGACTGCGGTGGGGGTGGCCGAATCAGTGATTGCAATGGTGACACGGATGTCCAGTTCGTCGCCGTGCGTCAGGCCAGTCGGGTCGATGACGAACTCCTTGGCCGCAGCGGTCAGACTGTTAATGGTCGTGGCTGCCGTGCTGACCAAGTCGCTGCCGACCAGCCCAGTGGCGTCGTTCTTCTTGTAAACCTCGAAGTCGATGGTGGCGATGCTGCTGGCCACAGTCGTCCGCATGCCAGCCCACGCTGCCACACTGATGGCTTGCCCGTCCACGTACTCGACCGGCAGGCGATAGGTAAACCGTGCCCGCTGCGTCACGCTGGTGTTCTTGCTGTCGCTGGTTTGCACCGTGATGGCATCGGTGCCGAACGTGCCGATGATCAGGCCAAGGTCGTCGCTTGCTGCGGTCGTTGGCAGGTCGGTCTGGAAAGCATCATGCACCCGCAGCAGTTCCAGCGGGATGTTGGCCTTGCGGGACTCGCTGGCCAGTTTGGTCCGTTCGATGGCGGCCAAGGTGTTAATTTGACTGTTGACGATTTCCCCTGACGGGATGAATGCGGTGATCGGCATCTACTGCTCCTTAGTTTAGAATCCCATGCTTGCGAAACTGACAGGCGCAAAGACCTGCCGCTGTACCCAGGTGGACTGTGTTTGATCGGCCAGTTTGTTTCCGTCTTCGTCCAACTGAACCGGCTGGCTAACTGGTTCTTTGTTGCCATCCACAGCCCGCACGATCTGGCTGCCGCTTTTGACGTAGAACCCTTCGTGCCGGTAGCGTTTCCACCATGCTTTGTCCGGTGTTGTCCGGTATGGTTTGCGTGCGTGGATTTCCACCTGCACCGACCAGAACGGAACACTGTTCCCGTTTTCGTCGGTGAAAAACTGCTCATCTGCGCCGATGCTGGCAATCCGCAGCGTGCCCGGTGGAAACCCGATAAACGTGTCGCTGTTCACGCAGTCGATGAACGTGTAAAAGCTGGCCGGGTCAAAGCTGGCAAAGTTCTTTTGCAGGCGGATGCCCAAGTCGCTGATCGGCCGGGTAATACCCATCACCGGCTCGCCGCACGCTGTCACGATGGGATAGCCGTTAAAGTCCTCGTCGATTTCCTCTTCGCTGGTGATGCTGAAATAGCTGACCTGCACCGGCTGCGAAAGTGGCCCCTGCTGCTGGCCTGACTCTTCCTTGTATGGTGGCGAGGCGTAATCAGCGACCACCTCGAAATGCAGCGGGCCGCGCCGGTCCACGCCCACGCCATTACAAAACAGGCCGGCAAACAGTGGATGCCGGGACTTTTCCCGTGGTGCCCGTGCGTCTGCCTTAACGATCAGCTCGTTATCGTCCGGCGTGGCGACGAAGGCATTCCACTTGATTTGTGCGGTTGCCGTGGTCCAGCCTTTGTCGTCGACGCTGGTTTTGATGCCGCTGCTGAATGTTCGGTCAAAATAGGTTACTGCCATGCGTTAGCTTCCCAAGACGATGATCTCGCCTCCCTTGTTTTTCCGCAGTTCGGCCAGCTGCTCCTGCTGCAGGCGTTCAATTTTCTCCGTCAGTTCGGCGACCTTTTCGTTGGCCTTGATGGCGCGGTCGTTGGGGTTGTTGCCGCTGCGGGTCAACAGGCGGGACTGCTGGGCCTGCAGCTGTGCCGATGGCTGGCCTAGCTTTTTCTGTAGGTCTTCCTGCTTCTTCTTCTCCTCGTCCGCCAGTTGCTTCTGTGCTTCCAGCAGTTCGTTCTGGATGGACAGTTGCCGGCCTTGGTCGATGGTCTGCTGGCTGATGCCGTCCTGCACTGCCTTGTATTCTTCGGCTGCCCGCTTGCCTTGGGTCAGTTCGATGTTCCGCTGCTTCAAGGCGTCAAGATAGTTCTTCTCTTTCTGGGCCTGCTGCTCCATCGCCTTCTGCGTGTCTTCGATGGATTTCCGCATTTCGGCGTAAGCGTCAAGCTGGGTCTTCTTTGTCTCCTCGATGGCCGCTTGCATCTCGTCGCGGCCTTCCTGTTCGATGCGGAAGTTTTCTTCCGCCTCGGCACGCACAGCCATCAGGTTCTCAAGTTCGTTTCGCTGCGATTCGGTCACACCGTCAGCGCTGAACATCTCCGCCATCTCGCGGCGAGCATTTTCGCCTGGGTTGTTCAGTTCCCGAATTTCCGCCCGCAGGCGTTTTAGCTGTTCTTCTGCAGCCTTGCCGGCCTGCTGCCGCTCAAGTTCGATTTGCTGCTTTTTTCGTAGCTGTTCGATTTCCTTGGCATGCTCGCCGTTGATGTCTTGAATTTGCTGAGCCTGCTCCCGCAGGATGTCCAGCTCGGCCTGCCGCTGGTCCACGATCGCCAGCGCGTTCGGCAGGCTTTCCTTGTCGAACCCAATGCGGACAATGTACTGCTCGTTGATTTCCTGCGCCCGCTGCTGGGCCGCTGCCAACTCGTCCTGCTGGGCAACAATCAGTTCGTTAATCTGGTCCAGTTTCTGAGCGTACAAGTCCGCCTGTTCGGCCTGTGGCATCAGGCTGATTTTCTCCAAGTCTTGGGCCAGCCGCTTTTGCTGCATGCCCATGACCCCTTCGGCCATCTTTTTGTTCTCAGCGTTGATGCGTTCCATCTGCATCCGGAACGCACTGGCCCCAAGAATCCATTCGTTGATGCCTTCGCCAATTTGAACGCCTAGGCCAGCCGCCTCGCTGTACAACCCCTTGATGTCGTTAAACTTTTTTTTGGCTGTGTCTAGTTGTTCTTTTTTCTTTTTTTCCAGTTCTTCCTGAGCCTTTTCAGCCTCTTTCGCAGCTTCAATCTCCTGCTTTAAAGCCGCCGCGGCTTCAATGGTTGCTTCACTGAAACCCATCTGCGCCAACTTAAACCGCTCTGCAGCAACCGCGCCCTCGGTCTGCGCAATCAACTGCTCCTTCAACTTGGAGATATACTTCTCCTCGTTGCTGACCAGTTTCTGAGTGACTTTGTCGATGGTGCCGCTGGCGTTGTCCACGCCCTGCAACACGATTTCAACTGGTTCGACTGCCATCACATCCGCCTATAAACTTCCGCCTCGGCCCGATTTTCTTCAGACCGAAAGCGTTCGTAAAAACTGACAAACCACGACGACTGGTCCAGCACACCACCGGCCACCGGCGGCAGGCCCTGTTTCATCAGGTCCGCCATCCGAATCGCCCGCAGCAATCCCGCATCAATACAGCGTTTCGGGCAGTCCGTGATTTCCACGTAACCCGTCTCGCCGCAATCATCACATCCGGCCTCATTGCACGTCGGGCAGGCAATCGAAACGCTGGACAATTCCGTCGGCATTTCGTGGCACTTGCCCGGCACGCAGTTCTTGCACAGCAGCCCCTGCCGGATTAAGGCTGCAATGCGGAGTTTTTTTCGTCGGCCTTGCTGACGTTGCCGCCTGCCAGAACCTTGCGGAAAACCTCGTATGCTTCGGAAGTCGTAAAGACATCCTTCAGCGCGTCACGGCTGTAGGGGATTTCCGCGCCGCTCGCCGGGTCGCGAAAGTTTCGCCAGCCGGTGATGACTTCAGATAGCCCCTGCTCGACAGCGTTAAAGAACTCGGTGCTGTTCTTGGCGTTTGGTGCCTCGTCCAGCAACTGGCCCAGCCGCTCCTGTCGACGCATCGACAGCGCGACCGTGTAAATAGTTGGCCGCTGGTCTTCCGGTTTGTCCGCATCCCAGTCCAAGACTATGGGAAACTTCTCGCCCGGTTCCAATGCTCGCCCCATTGGTTCCTCCGTTGGTTAGTGGTTAATCGTTACGGTGCCGCAAAGGCAATCGTCATTTCGTCGTTTCCGGCCGCCGCAGACTTGTTGGCTTGAAAATTGATTTCATGCGTGACCACGCCATTGCGGTCGCCGTCCTGCAGGTTGGTGATCTGAAACTTCGGCATTGCCACGGTAACTTTGTCGGTGGCGTTTTGAATCGCCAGGCTGAACGCCCGCTCGGTCGAAGCGATCCAGTCGTCGTAATTCGGCCGGGTGGCCAGCAGTTCCGCTTCGGGGTTAATGCTGCCGGTGACCTTGCGGCCAGTGATGACTGCCGTGGCGTAGCCGCTGCCGTCGGTGTTGACCGCACACTCCCGCAGGAAGACCTCATTGCCGGCATCGATGGACAGGTTTTGGAAGCACGGCGACCAACTGCCGATGGTGAACGTGGCATTTGCCACCCTCAGCGGCAGGGCTGTCGGGTAGGTCGGGGCCAGAATCGCTACGTCGGTCGATGACACCCAAACGCCGGTGAACGTCCAGTCGATGGTTGCCAGCTTGCCAGTCTCAAAGTTCATCGTGAACGTGCCGCTGCAGCCTCGCATTAAGTGCCGCACGCCGTCGATGTAGGTGCCCAGCGTCAGTGTCTTGACGTTACTGCCCGGCAGTTCTGACTTCGGGCTGAACGTGCCAGCGGAGTTTGTCCAGCCACAGGCCGGCAGAAAAGTCGATGCCCAGCCAGGGACAGTTCCGCTTCCGCTGCCATAGACTTCCGTGCGGAATGTGCAAGTTCCGCCCATCAGTTCACGCACCGCAGGCATTTGGCTGAAACTGCCGTTGCCCTGCCGTTCGGTGAATGCAATCGTGGGCTGCATGTTCAGGTCAAACACGTTGAACGCAGCTTCGGCAGCTGTTAGTGACTCAGCGGTGCCGCTGGTCGTTTCGATCTTGGCTGCAAGGACGTGCTTCTTTTTAAGTAGTGGCATGTGGGTTTGGCTCCTATGCTGGTTTCCCGCGTTTGATAAAACCGTCAAGGCCAACCCGTCGCGGGATTTGGCCAGTGCGAACTAAGTATTCAAAGTTGACCGATTGCCGCATGTTTTCGCTGAAGCGCGTTTGCATGACATCCACGACACGCTTTTGGTTATTGACACTGGCAAACATGCCCCAGACCGTGATGCCTTGCAGGAACTTCAGGCGGGTCCGTCGCTTTGCTGTCTTCTCGTCTTTGTTGCCGCCTTTGTTGATGTGCGACACGTTCTGGATGGCGACCCAGATTGGCTTGTTCTTCGGGTAGGCAAACGCGCCGGGGATGAACGCTTTGCCTTTGCCTCGCAGCGTTTTATAGGTGACGCCCCCGCCTTTTTTCTGCACTTGCTTTGCCCCGAACTTGGCAAGGCCAGGCCGGCGTTCTGGATGAATAGTTAGTTTGCCAGTCGTGTCTGCAGGCTTGGCGCGGTGCATGACAATCCCGTCGATGACATCGGCCTGCTTAATGTTGTATTTTTCAGAAATCAGGCGTGCCGACTCGCGCTTGCCTTGCTTCAGTGACGTGTTGACCGCGCGTGCCACAGCAGCCCGTAAGGCTTTTGGATACGCCTTGAGCTGTTCCGCAAACGATTCCATCTGCGAGGTGTCGATGCTGAAACTCAGCGGGGGTGCTTTGCTCAGGTCTGCCATCTGCTAACTCCTCACCGTGTACGGGCTGTTTTCGTCGGTGCGGAATGTTACGGTCATCGTCAACTTGAACCCACTGGACTCCTCGGTCGTCACATCTTCGACGGTGCTGATCTCCGTCAGAATCGCCAGCGTGTCCCAGTTGTGCCAACTGGCCTGCGGCGTGCAGATGGCCTTGATGCAGTCTGCGGCAAACTGGTTGCGCAGCGTGTCGATTTTGCTGGTGCTGGACTCGCTCGGCATCAGCAGGCCGGCGACGATAACCTCCAAGTCCCACGCAGTCGCAGGCGGGTTACCGGGGTGCGACAGGTCCGCATTGCGCTCAAGCGTGCCTTGCGTGACGACCAACTGCAGGTCTTGCGGCCGGAAACCGCCGTAACGGGTTGGCCGGACAACTTCGGACACGGTGACCTCAAACCCACCGCTGGTCTTGATAGTAGCCAGCCGGGTCCGCACCTTGTCGACGATTTGCTCCGCCACTGCTGTCGCCATTAAGGACTTCCGCTAAGTGCAAGAACCAGAACGCCGCTATCGTCGGACAGCTTGCGGACGACCGTGAACCGACTCACAGCCGCATCATCAACACGCTTTTTGACCTCGACGCTGTCGCTGCCGCGATTAACTTCGTTGCTTAGCACGCCGCTGGTGGCATGCCGCTTCAGCCGGATCACGATGTCAATTTGCATCGGGTTTCCGGCTTGGTCGAAAATCGCCGGCGGGTTCCGTTCGATAATGGCGTCAATCGAACGGCTACCCCCGCCGGCAAAGTAATAGGTGACCGGCTCCCCGAACTCGGCGAGTAGTTGGGGGAACGCGGCCGCCTGAAATACCTGATCAAACCGACTCGCCACGGTTGCCGTCCTTCGTCACTAGGTGGTGATGTTGGACAGCAGGTGCCCGGCTTGCGGGTAAAGCACAACTTCGTCCACGTCGTGCCGGACGCGGATGATGTTGGCGCGGACGATTTCGTCCCGGTAGCTTTCCACGGTGCCGCCCATGCTGCTGCCGTCTTCCGACCAGTGGAAGATGCGACCGACGCACGGTTCAGCCATGTCGCTGCTGGTGGCAACGCGGCAGATCATGGCGTATTCGTCCGACCAGATTTGGCCAGGCGAAACGGTTTGACCTTCCTTTGCGCTGTTCTTGGAAGCACCAGCAACGATCACCATTTCCAGCCCGAACACCCGCGCCAATTGCTCGGCGGTGATGTCGGACTGCTTGGCAGCGTCACCCGCGCCACCCGACTCGATGGCGTCGATGACTTGGGCACAGCGTCGCAGGTTGCGGAAAACCTTCTGGTTCACGATCAGGGCATTGGCCCACAGGCCGCTGCCGTCGTAAACCTTCTTGACTGCCGCATCAACGTCGGTGATCGGCACAGCGTTGGCCACGTCATCCCATTCGTTGGTGATGCCAGTGGTCAGGCTGGCACCGTTCCAAGTGGTTGCGTTGAACACTGCGTCAGCGACACGCTGCTCGGCGTTCCGCAGAACGGCAGAAAATGCCCGCATGGTCGAAACTTGCTCAGCGTCGAAATACTCGCGGTACATCTTCGCCTGGCGATCATCGACCGGCTCTTCTGCACCGTGTTCTTCGCAGGCGAAGCTTCCGGTGGTGAAGGTGAAGTTGCCGCGGCTGTAACCGCTGCCGGGTGCGCGGTTGGTGGTCCGCTGCTGTAGCAGTTGCTCTACCGGAATGATGCCGAAGACGCCGGCTTGGCTGGCGACATCGACAACGGGAAAGACCTTGGTGGCGACGTAGCCGAGGCGGTCGCTTTCAAGGTCGAACTCCAAAAAGCTGGCCAAGTCTGGCCGCAGTGTGGTTAATGCACTGGTAGGTGATGGCATGTGAAAGCTCCTTTTTCAGTTTTGGTTATTAGGCGTCGACGACGTAGCTGAGAAGTACGTCGATGTTGGTGGACGTGGTCAGTGTGCCCGATGCGGTCAAGGTGATCGCAGTGTTGGCATCGCATGGCGCGAACGATGCACCGTCTGCGAGGATGCTGGAGTTGGCGGTAACGCCAGCCAATACGCGGGTGCTTTGGGTCAAAGCGCCTACGGTGTTGCTGACCAGCTGCACGCCAGAGGCGGCTTGGGTGGCAGAGATACGTACGGCAGTTGCGCCAGCCGCATTGCCGCCGATGGAAATCATCGTCGCATCGACGAGCCGGTAACTGCGGCCGGGAATCGCTGGCAGCAGGGTCGAGCCAGCGTTGACGTTGGCCGTGGTTACTCGCGCCCGCAGGTGCTGCACGCCGCCAGTGTTGCCGTCGACCAAGACTTCGATCACGTCATTGTCGGCAGTGGCGGCTTCGAGTGCCGTGCCGTAGCGAACGGATCCGCTTGCGCCGACCTTGCCCGATGCGGCCAGATAAACCGGGTCGCCGACAGTGATCGCGGCGTTGGCCACGCACTTGCGGGTGCCCATCGCGCTGTTCAGCCGAACACCGACCTGCTCATTGGCAGCCGTTGCCGGGTCTTCCATCGTTCCGATGCCGTAGTCGTTTGCTCCTGCAAGTGCCAGCGTGTTGCTGGATGTGAGGTAGACTCGCAAGAACTGACCGATTGCAGCCCCGGCGGTAAAGCCTCGGACTGATGCTTCTGCATATTGACTCATGTTTTCGCTCCTTGTGTTTGTTTACTTGTTGTTTGCTTCGGCGATGACCGCATCACGCAGGCCAGCGTGTTCGCGTGCCGCCTTGCGAGCAGCGTCTGCCTTCTTCATGCCTTGCGCCGTGTAGGTTGCGACAACGCCTTGCCACTGGGCCTTGGCACTGGCGACCGGCTTTGAGGCGGTGACAGACGCCACCGGAGCCACGCCAAGACGAGCCTTGGCGGCTGGCATCGTGACCATCTGTTCCTTGTCGTCTTCTTCGACTTCGGCGACGGTCGTCTCTTGGGCCTTAGCCTTGAGTGCAACCATCTCCTCTTCCATCGCTGCGAGCTTGGCCTTGAGCTGTTCGTTCTCGGTCATCATCTCGCTGTAATACATTTCGGCGACTTGGTCTTCGGTCATCTCGGCAGCGACTGCCTTGACGATGAAGTCCGACGACGCCTTGCCGAAGCGAGCCTGAATGAATTTCACGGTCGCGACGGGCTTGGGATTGCTGCTCATGGGATTTGTCTCCGTTTGGTCAGCAGTTTCGCCGCACGAGTCGCCGCTGACGTTCAGCGACTGATTGACCCGCTCCGGCATGTTTCCTGTAAATCTGGCAACGGCCACGCTCTTGCGGGCAGTCGGCAGAATTGAATCGACGTAGCCGCTGGCCTGTGCCTCGCGGGCATCCAGCCAAGTCTCGGCACGCATCGCGGCCTCGACTTCTTCGCGGCTCTTTCCTGTCTTGGTTGCGTAGGCGCTCACCATGCTGTCCCGCAGCTTGCCTAGCAGGTCGGCTTGCTTCTGCAGCTCTTCGCTGTCGCCTTCGGTCACGGTGTACGGGTTGTGCAGCATCAGGTAGCCGTTCTCGGTAATCTCTACCTTGCCTGCCGCCATTGCGATGAAGCTGGCGATGCTGAACGCACTGGACTCAACGATGGCCCGCACTGGTCCCGGCCATGCGGTGATTGCGTCATGGATGCCCAGGCCGTCAAACACGCTGCCGCCTTCGCTGTCGATGCGAATCACCAGCTCCTGCGACGGGTCACAATCAGCCAGCAGCGACTTGAACGTCGCACTGGTGATGCCGGGGTAGCCGATGCTGCCGTAGAGTTTGATTTCATTCATCGGTCAACTGCTCCTCTGGCGTGTCAATCGTGCCGTCACTGGCGTCTTCGATGTAGACGTCAATCTTGCTGGCCGGAACGCCGAGACTGTCCAGTTCGAGCCGTGCCCGCCGCTCGCTGATTTGCCCGCCAGTCAATTCTTTCAGGATGTCGTTGATGGCCTTGCGTGCGTTCTGCCAGTTCTTCCGGCCCACGCCGACCATTTCGGCGGTCGGTGCCTGCTCGGCAGCCGTCGCTTCCGCTTGTGCCTCGGCCTGCTGCACCATTGCCTGACTGTCCTGCATGGTCATCTGGATGCCGCTTGGCATCGGCAGGCTGATTAGTTCACGCCAATGCACGGGTGCATTGTCTTGAAATTGGCCGTTAATAGCCTTGGCCTGCTGCTTGGCGCGGATAATGGCGTAACTCATGTCTTCGACAATTTCGTCCGCCACTTCCTCCCAGTCCCGTCCGCCTTCGGCATGTAGCCGGCGTGGGCTGGTCAGTGCGTTCTGGATTCGCAGCGCGTCGCCCTGTGCATCTGCCACCGGGTCGATGTATTGCCACGTCGGCGGGTTCCAGCGATGGCCGAAAATGTTGATGCCTTCGACCTTGGCAGCTGCAGCCAGTGCCCGGTCTTCCGCAATCCACTGCCGCAGTTTGAACTCATAAACTGGCTTGTGCAGCCGGTTCAGCAGGTTGGTCTGGTTGGCCCTGAAACCCTTGCGGGCCTCGTCCACCGCGCCACGCCAGCCGCTAAAGTTGGTCTCGCTGCCATCCATCAGCACCAGGCACAGCGGCAGCCCAAGGTTTACGCCGATGATTTGAAGCATCAGCTTGACGTGGTCGAAGAATTCAGCGTTCGGCACGTTCGGGCTGAACCCTTGCAGTTCCTCGCCTTCGCCCCCGATGATTTCCATGCCGGGACCGATGTTTTCGATGTAGCGGGTGCCGGCTCCCGTCTGCTCCGTTTCCGGCAGGCCGTAGCCATCGGTAGACGGAAGCGGGCCGCCACCGGCAATCGGGTTGCGTTTGCGGAAAATGGCAAAGCAGGAAACCACCTGCTGCTGGACCAACTTCGCGAAGTTAATGTCCTCGAACATCCCGGCGACAGAAAAGATGGGTGCCAGTGCCGTGACGCCGCGGGTCTGGTTTACCCGGCGAGGGTTGTAAACGTGAAATAGCACTCGGTCGCCGTTCTCGTCTCGCACGTCGATAGGGACTGCGGTTTCCTTTTGGTTGCCCACGACAGCCAAGACGCCACCGTCCCGCTTGTCGGCCGAGTACCAGTAACGGGTCCGCCGGCCGTAATCGTCACGGGTGACGCCCAAAAACGTGTTTTCTTGCGGCGTGATGGTTTGGATGCTGTGCGCTTCAATTAGCTGTATCTGCCCGCCGGCTGTGCCAAGGACGACCATATCGCCGTCCAGCAGAACCGACCGCATGACGTGCCGTTCCACGTCCTGCCAAGTGAACTCGCCGGCCATGTCGCAGTCGTCAGGCGATGCAGTCCACGCCTGCCAGCGATTCCACAGTTCAAGGTCCAGCGACGGGTCGCCCGTGCGAACGTCCAAGGAAAACCCGTCCTGCACAATATTGGCAACTGCCCGGTCGATGGTCTGCCCGACGATGGCGTCGTTGCGGTCCATGTCGCGGGCTTTTTCGATGTCGCGATAATAGAATTCTTCCGTGCGGTAATGGAAATCAGCACTGCCCCCGCGCGGGGCAAGGCCAACACGGCGACGGATGAACCGGCTTTCCCGGCTCATGTCGTAATCAGCGCGAATCGTGTCAAACGTGTTCGCAATGGTTTTCTTTTGCCGGCGTGGCGTTGCCGTCATCTGAATCCTTGGCTGATGCCTAGAAACCGAACACGGGACTGGCTGGCTGCTGCCGTATCCTTGGCAGCGACAAACGACTGGGCGCGCGCCAGCATCTGCATGACTTCCGGCTTGCTGCGGGTCAGGCTGCTGCCTTGGTTGGACGCACTCGCGGCCGCAAGGATGATCCAGCGTTTGGCCGCAGTGATGAAACTTTTGGCGCGGCTAACGCTGTCCGTCTCCTCGAAGTCGGAGTATTCCAGCAAGTCGTCTTCGACAGTGGTGAGGTCGTATGACATGCCGAAATATTAGCCGCAGACCTGCGTTTTACTGCCAGAAAACCAGCACGGGAAACCTACGGAATTTCCGTAGGCTTAGCCGGCAATGGATTCCAGCAGCCACTTAATGGCGTTTGATGGGTTGTTGATGCGACTGCCATTGGCGAGCTTTGCCCCTTGGCTGCTCAGGGCCTCCTGCAATTGCCGCAGGGCCTGCGACTGGCGACCGGTCAGTTTCCGCACATCGCACACCCGTGGCAGGTAGCCAAACGGGATTTGCGCCAGTGGCACGCTGACCGTGCGGCTGGTGACCGGGGGAGCCTCGACCGCCACCGACTGCATAGCCTCCGCTGCCATGTCGTAACCTCGCACCTGTTCCACGCCGCCGACTTCGACTTCGTCAATTGTCGGCAGGTCCGTCTTTGCCTTGTTTTTCGCCATTCGCTCACTTCCGTTGAGTTGCGACGAAAGCCTGACCGTGCGGCGTGCTGGACACGATGCCCGCCCGATTCCGCACAGTCTGCCCTGCCGCCTGTTTCTTGTTGGCCGCTGCGACCAGTTGCTGACTGGTCACCCGTGGGATCAGCCGGATGCCCAGACACCCGGCAGCTGCACAGGCCAGCGCGGTCGCGTCCAGCCAGTGGTTGTTTTTGCTGACTTCGCGCCACTTGCGGGTCATGCCTTTGCCTGGCACGAATAGTTCCTCCCGCATTTCGGCCACAATGTGATGGCTGAAGCTGACGTGCTTTTTCTTGTCGTCGCTGACGTACAGGCTTAGGCTGCCGTCGTTGAACTGGTGGGCCTCGTTAAACGTCGCCGTGACAAAGCGTTCTTGAAGCCAGCCCTTCCAGTGTTCGGTGTCGACCACGTACAACCACACCCGCTCCTGCGGCTGGTGGTTGGCATAGCAGCGATCAAATAGCCGGCGGGTGCCCGACTCGGTGCCCATGTGGAACTTGCTGGAAGCGTAACCTTTGGACGCCGCAAACGGTGTCCCGCCTGCCCGCCGGATGAACTCATACACTGCCGGCGAATAGTCGCCCGAATCGACAAGGCAGAATTCCGGCGGGTTGCTGGCCATGATGTCGCTGCGCCAGCCCAGCAGACTGTTCAGCAGTGCAACTTCGACCGCTTGCGAATCGGTGGCCGCCTGCATGCCTGGCGTTTCCATCACGCCATAATCGATCACGACACCCGTGGCGTTTCCAAACCAAGCGATCTTGGTCCAGTGGCTGTAATATTTTCCGATGTCCAGCCCGCAGGTAATCCGCACGCCTTCGACCTTCGGCAGCTCGTTCCGCTCCAGCCCGCTTAGCCGGCTGGCGACTTTGTGCGCCGTAAGGCCCAGCGTCTCCGCTTGTTCCTCGTCCGGTGGTGCATTCTGGATTTCCGTCAGCACGTAGTTCAGGCCGTTATCGGCGATCAGGTTATAGACCGCCTGCAGGGCCGACAGTTCGATTGACTGGCCCTCACGGGTCATGGCGCGGCTGTAGCGTTCAGGGTTCAGCACGTCCGCTCCAGCGTCCATGTCCGCCCGGTTGGCGATATAGAACGCTGTAGCCTGCACGCCACACCCGTCGCCCGCCCGCTGTGCTTCCTGCCGCAGGTCCATGTACTGCTGCCACAGGTCCACCCGTTCCGGCCATTTGACCACACCGCTATACCGCCGGCCGTTCCAGCTCGGTGCCTTGGCTTGGTTGGTTAGTTTCTCCGCCAGGCATCGATTGTTCTGGATGGTGCAAAGCACGACACGGGACAGCCGCTTGCGCCCGTCCGCCAGCCCGGCCACGTCACGGTTCAAGATGATGTCGCGCGTCTCCACTTGGTTTTCATGGAAGGCAGACTCCCGTGTTTCAGGGTCATCGACCAGCACGAAGTCCGGCCGGTTGCCACGGATGTTAATGCCACGGATCGCGCTGTCCATTCCCGCCCACGCCATGCAGACGCCGCTGTAAGGACTGACGCCACCTTCGTGCCAAGGCTGGCCCTTGACCGTGGCTGGCAGTCCGTCAATTTTTCCGAACATCACCTCGACGTTCGACCACTTGATTTCCGTTAGCTTGCCATTGTGCGACTGCTTGGCTGCCCGCTGCGGCGTGCCCTCAAGCGCAGCACACGGGACACAGATTTCGGGGAAGTCTTCAATTAGGCGTTCGTTGCTGTCGAAGTGCCGCCGCACATCGTCAAAGATGCGGCTGGCAAACGTGCCACTGGCAGCGATGATCAGCGGGAAACGAACCAGCCCCCGCAGAATCAAGTAGACGATCATGGCCTTGGTGATCTCTGTCTTGCCGTCGCCGCGGGGTGCCGCAATCGCTTGGTCGCCGCCAAACTCCGCCACATCGACAATTAGCTGCACCATTTCCCGCTGGTAATCCGCAAACGGTGACCAGAACCGATCTGGGAAGTAGTGCTTCAGAAACGCCATCGGGTCCGCCAGCAACTGCTGCCGGCGCGCCAAGTCGACCGGGGGCGGAATGACGATTGCATTCCGCTCCAGTTGCTTGCGCTCAGCATAGCGTGCCTGCTTGGACTGCTGGTCGCCGCTGAATTTCATCGCCGTGTTTATCACTGACCCTCGCCTTGGTCCGTGCCTTGGTTTTTGTTACGCAATCGCCTCGACACCGGGTTCTAGAACTTCCGCAAACCGTTCGTCCAGCACCAGCCGCACCGCACGCCCGTCGCTCAGGATTGCCTTGACGCTCATTACATGCCGCGTTGATTCCAGCGTCGCGGTTTGCGCATCGGTCAGGCTGAACGTCGCCACGCCGCCAACCGGAATGGTCGACACCACCAGCCCAGCTGCGTCGGTCACGGCGTCAGTAGTCTTGATCGCCAAATAGCACTTCGTAACGGTCACGCCGCCAGGAATGCCAACCAGCGTTACATCAATGGTCACATCGCTCAGTCTGGCAATTTCGATCATGGCTGGACCATCTCCGCTCTAAGGGTGTTTGTTTGAAATCTGGCTGCGGCCGTCAGTTTGAACTCGCTTGCTCGCACGCTGTTTGCCTGATAGATGGCTGCGGCCACCAGCTGCGGCCACGTGGCCCGCACCGACAGGGCCGGATAAGTGCCGCGCAGCTGCACCGTCTCCGCCGCAAAAATGTCATACAGTTCCGGCTGACCTAGCACCGCAACGCCGCCCGTAATCGACGCCAGCGACAGCTCGACCGCTCCGCTCTGCACGCTCAGCACAGGCTGGCCGCAAACCGGCGAACCGGTCGATAATCCGCTTGGCGCAAATGCGTGGTCCTGGCTGAGTGCGGCACCTTGCAGGACCGGCGAACCGGCAACGAGTCCCGTCGCTGCAAGGTCGTGATTCTGCGAGAGCGTTGTTGACCCGACCACTGGCGAACCGGTGGCTAGGCTGTTTGCTGCAAGGTCGTGGTTCTGCGTCAGCGTTGCCGTGCCGCAGACCGGCGAACCGGATGCGACCACGCTTGCGGTCAGGCTGTGATTCTGCGAAAGGCTTGGCTGGCCGCAGGCTGGCGCACCGGCAGCGATTCCGCTTAGAGTCAGGGCGTCATTGCCGACGCCTCCAGCCCCAAGCAGACCGCCGAATAAAAACGTGAAGCCTTGCAGCTCAGCCATTGGCCACTTTCAAGCAAAAAAAGCCAAAGACTAAACAGGCACTTCTTCCCACTGCATCGAACCGATCCAAGTTGCTGATGTCAGCGCCGAGCTTCCGCCGATTGCCGCATAGGCTCCCGGTGGAATGATGATCGCCCCTTCAAGGTCAATCGGGCCACCCGTCACAAGTGCCGCACCGGCAGCGGTCGCCCAGTAGTACGAGGCGAACGGTATCACGTTCGATGCCGCACTGCCCGAAGTCAAAGCGACGTTTCGGAAACCGGTCATTACCGAGCCAGACTGCAGTTGAGTTGACATCGACCACGGCGTTACGGTCGTCGCCTGCGTGATCGTTGCGGTGTTGCCAAACCACAGGCTGAAAGATACGGTCCCAGCACCCGATGCCGCGACCACGCTGCCGACGCTAATTTTGGTCAGCGCCGCGTTTCGGCCTGACCCAATCGGGTTGAAAATCGCCAACATCGGAGTGCCAGCAGCACCACCGGAAAAGGCAGTCACCGCTGCGGCAGTCGAGACCGACAAAAGAAACGAGTTACCTCGATAGGTGGTCTCGTAATAACGGCCGTGTAACTCCGAGACAATCACGTCACCAAGCTGCCCGGCCCGCGTGTTTACCACTGCGTTACTTCCGGATGCGGCCGGTTGGCCCACGATATTTTGATTAACAGGCATAAAATTTCCTCTTAGTAAGAGTTAAAGCCGGTGACAGTCAGCAGCACGCTTGCTCCAGTTGTTCCAGCCGTATAGTTCAGAGCGGTTGCGGCAGTGCCGCGAAGTGGAGTCGGGAAAATCAACTGCACCGGCAGCGTCATGCTCGCCGGAACGCTAAACGTCACGAGCGTTGTCGAACCGTCCTGAATCGTCAGCGTCGTTGCCGTTGCGTTTGTGTTTTGGAATGTAACGCTGGTTACGTTTTGACGAATTGGAGACGCTTGAGCAGCACGAATCGCCGTTTGCGAGTTGGTCGTCACGGTCGTCGAGACGTAAAAGTCTAAATCGCCCGGAGCGTTTTGCTTGGTAATCATCTGACCCGACTGCGAATAAGTCGCACGAATCGCATCACCAGCGATAACGGTACTGGCCGGGAGTGCAGTCCGAACAACGCCGCCAGAAATAAGCGGGTTCGACGTTGCAGCCGTGTCTTCTGCGATGTTGCCGCCGACCGCTAGCATGCCAGCGACACCAGCCGTTACCGGCGTAGTTCCGCCGATTTGCGCAACGTTGACGGTTTGGTTTGTCGCAATGCTCGGGCTGGTTGCCGTTGCAAATGCTGGTGAGTTTCGCAGCAGCAAAACGGCAGAGGGAAAGCCGCTGGTGTAAGCACTGCACCGGGCTCGGAAGAATCGACCGGAAGCCGGGAGAATCCATTGCCCGTTGGCTGTCGAGCTTGTCACCGGAGCAGCAGCACCGGCACTCGGCCAGCCAACCACTGCGACCCACGTTGACCCGTCGTTGCTGGCCTCAAATGAAACAGTACCAGCCCAGGTGTTGACCAGCTGAAGAACGATTGAGTTGTAACCCGTCGTGTCCACTTGCACGATTGAACCGAGCCGACTGACCGAGCCTCTAAATTGCTGGCCATCGGCAGGCACGACGTGGCCCAGAGAATTTAAGCGAACCGGAACGCGCTGATTGTTTTGGTCAATCCCTCCCATCTGCATAACAACAGACGGGTCGACGTTGGTGAGGTTGACGCTTGAGAATGGCTGCTCGTGGTTGCCGGACCTAAGCGAATAGCTGCCGCTGACCGAACCAGCAAAGTCGCTGCTGGTGACAGCCCGAAACCATCGGGCAGAGACGGAGACCTGAAACAGGCCGGGACCGGTGAAACTGTTTTTCAGGAACTGGTCGCAGTCAAAATCGAAACCTTGAATCGGCCAGTAGTTTGTGCCGTCGTTGGACGCTTCGAGGTTAATCGTGCCCGCGTGTCCGCTTGTAAGCTGCAGCACCACAGCTCGTTCGTTGGCCGTATCAACTGCCGCAAACAGTGCCGTGTTCGCCGTGGTAATCGGCCCGAATGATGTAGCCGTTGACGAATCGACAATGTAAGTTGGAAGGCCATTGACTGACGATACGTCGCCATCGTTGACGCCATCTGCACCATGCACCAGCTTGATTCGCTGGAACTGGACGCCGCCGATGTCGTCGGATGCTGCGGTCGCCCCGCTGCCCGGTGTGATTGCTACGTTATCAGCCATTTGTTAGCTCGCCTGCGGGATGCGAATGGTGAATGAACTGGTGGAAAACGTATTGCCGTTGGTCACGGATTGCGACGAGGACAGAGCACCAGTCGCCAATAGTCGGCTGTTGCCCGTGTCGGTAATGGCGTAGTGGGTCGCCGTGCCCGTGGCCGTGACGCTGCCGCTGGTCAGGGCCTGAACCGTCACCTGCCGACCGTTGGGCGAACCGGCAGCGGGTGCTCCAACGTCGCCAGCACCCAGCGTTTTATTGCCGAGAGTTAGCGTGCTTGTCGCCTGCGTGTAGGTCGTCGGCTCGCTGGAGCAGATGTCTAGTCGGTTGCCTTCGGTGTCGAGTACCGTCAGGCCGTTGTCAAAAACTCGGTCATTGAGAAATGGCATGTCCTAAACCTTTCCATCTATCGTGGTTTGTTACTGAATGGGTTCCACTTCAAACCGTGTCAGCCCGTTGGCCTCGATGACCCGGTTGAAATGACTGAACCCATCCTCATTTTCCGATATGTCGATAATCAGGCTGGCGAGAATCGCCCCAATGATTTGCGGGTCGGCTCCCTCGATGGGCGGCAGTTGTCCTTGCCCCATTCCGGCCAGCAGGTCAACGAATGATTGTTGAGCCTGCGTGCGGCAACCGTAGTGCGTGACTGATTGACCGTCTGCTGAGAGGGTAGCCTTGAAATTGTTGGGCCCAGGCCCAAGTGCTTCCGCGATGGCGTTTGCTGCGTCCTTGGTTGCGGCAGGAGCAATCATCACGATGCTATAAATCCACTCTGTTTGACTCATTAGAAGGATACTCCGCAGCGTCGGGCCAGTAAGTTGCGTTCAAAATCTCGGATGGTTCCTTCCGGTGTTGCGGCCCCTCGGATAATCAGGGTGTAAAGGATGCCGGAGAGGCGAAGGCTTGCACCGTTGTTGCGGCTCAGTAAGTAAATAATTGAACTCGAAAAATTCCCAGAGCCTTTATCGCCCGTTGCGTTAGAGCCTGCTACGCTATTTCGCCTGATTGTTGTTAAATCTCCGGCGATGTCATGCGTTGACGATATAACGCCCGTATCAATAGCAGACGTGGCAATATTTGTTACTTGATTAACTGAGGACACGGCAGTTCCGCGTGAACCGGACCACCAGCCATCAGTAGCGTTTTGGCCTGAGACTAAATAGAACGAGCCTGCGTTTACCGTAAGGCTTGCTGTAAGTTCGGCAACTACTGCCGTTGCATCCGTATTCTTCCTCACCCCCGCCATCACGGTCATCTTGTCGGTGCCGACTCGCTGGTAGTCGGTGGCCGATGCTGCTAGTTCAAGCTGTCCACCCCAGATAAATAACCCGCTTGAGCCATCGCCGGTGTAAGAGACGGTTGTAGTGTTTTGAGCGATAAAAACCTCGAAAAACCTTCCGATTGATGAAGCAAAATTGATAGTAATACTTACCCGAACCCAACCGTTTCCAACGTCAACAATACTTGAACTTGCTACTGGATTTGCAGAAGGAAACGCATGGCTGGTTAAATTCACTAAGTCAAATAATAGCCCTGAATTTGCGGTTCCTTCCCGAA